ATAAGTGTTTCTTACGGTCAGCTGCCACAAATCTACCTTTTGTCTCTATTCTAATACCATTGGGTAATTTGAAATCGGGATGATAGTGGTGAGTGGATGCAGGAATTATGTAGGGAACTTTTTCAGTCTCATACTCTACTTTAATTCCATAAGATTCTATTTGTTGAGAAATGGTTTCTTCTAAACCAGACTTAAATCCATATTTTTGTGCAACCCATTTAGGATTGTTCTTTTTTGTAACTTTTTTAGCCATTAAATTGTTTTATTTCGGCTTCGAATCTGAATACTTTTTCTCACTTAAATCACCCAATCTACCTGTTTTGAATTTTGCTGCAGTTAAAACTTGTTCGTCTGCTTTCTTTAAATCATTTGTAGTATATGGAGTTTTTGCATTTACCCCAGCTTCAAATCCTAATTTATCAACACCTAATGCTGATTGTTGTGCTTTGTATGTATCTAAAATTGTTGCCATTGTTAATTGTTTTTGTATATAAATATAAGATTATGTATCAAATCGTATAATAAAATTTACCGGCATATCTGATTCTGATTTTATTGGTTGTGGTAGTTTTGCTACTGCTACCAACTGATACTCATCGTCATATAAACCTATTGTTGTAATAAAGGGTAAAAGAAATGAACCGGTAGTATCAACTGAACTACTCAATTCATAATGTTCAAATCCACCACTAATTGAACTACTATAAGCTGAGCCAAATCTATAATCTAATATGTTTCCATTTTCTAATGTAGATTTTTTACGAATATATTTAACTCCTGGATTTGTAGTTACTTTGTAAATTTTATTATCACTACCTGTTATAAATTCCGTTTCTTTTCCAACTTCTATTACTGCGGAAGGGTTTGTTGAAACATTGAATTCATCTTCATTTGAAATTAAAAGATATTCATGTTCATATATAGTTTGAGTAGATTTGTAATCCAATTGCCACCCACTTATTAACTTATTAGCAACATCCCTTGTTATTACAATTAATCCTTGATTATAGAATACATTACCAATTTTACTAACAGCGGCCCCTCCTTGTAAAAATTCAATATTATCTACAACCATTATACCCGATTCTACATCAAATGATATAATATTACTATCATAGTTTGTCCCGTTATATACTAAATTGAACGTACCACTTTGTATATCAAACCCCATAAATTGAAAAGAAGCAGTATATGGTGTTGCTAACAAATCTGTAAATATTAATTCATTATCTTCGTTATCAACGGAAATTATAGTTATGCTATCTCCTGAAGTATCTATTATATTTCCGTATAAATCGTCTACATATTCCGTATTATTATCTACTAATAAAACAGACCCTTTTTTTATACCTTCTCCAACATAAATTTGTGGTATAGAAATTACTTTTGCACTACCACTTAAAAATCTATCTTTTGAAACCGAATTGTTATCGTATTCATTATTCTTATGACCTGTTCTTGTAAATGGATTATCTTCGTTTCCACTATAAAATTGTGCTCTTAATTGTCCGTATATTGAATTTTTAGGATATGTAGAACCTGTTAAACTACCCGTTGGTATTAAATTTAAGTCCGATGAACTTTCATTCGCTTCCAATAGTATAATTGAACCGGAATCATAATTGGTAAAACTCCATTCTTTATAGGCTTTGAATGGCCTAATACTAATATCTGACTTTGGTATTCTTTTTAACATATCGTATATAAATATTCTAAAACTAAAAACCCACCAAATTAAGGTGGGCCATAGTTTTTATTTTATTCTCCGATTAGAAGTCTAATTTAACTTTAATTGCAATTTCCTTATCAAATGATTTTTCAACCGGTTTGGAAGTTTTTGCTACTGCTAATAATTCGTTTGCGTCATCGTATAAACCTACTGTTGTAATATAAACATGTGGGTCTCTTTCAAATAATGATTGAGCAAATGCACCTACTGAACCTGTTACAAATGTTGGATTGTTTGAGAAGTTAAATTCTCTATTATTTGCCCTTACAAAGTAATGAGAAGTAGAAACATTTTCAGTTCTTCTTACTTGGAAATCTGCACCACCTGCAAGTGATTTTAACAATGCAACTGAACCTGAATTACTACCATTATTTTGGTGATATATATTAGAAATTGACGAATTTGCTTCACCTAAATCACTATTAATTGCAGATGCCAATGCTTTTGGATTTAATAAGATAATACCCATATCTGGATAAAATAAACCATATCCAACTCTACTTCCTGTTGCACTATATCCATTAATTGGATGTATTGATGCAGTTAATGCTGAACCAATATTTAATGAACCACTTACTAAATTATAAACTCTACCCGCAGTTGTTACATTTTCATCTGTTCCACCACTATCATCAATTAAGGTAATACTTCCAATTGAACCTGATAAATCTATTGAGATATTTCCTGGGTCTAATCTTTCTTTGTATCTAGCTCTATTAATGTTGATTGCGTAGAAAGATGTCATATCTGCACCACCTGCAGTTGAACCCGTATACACACTAAAATAATTATCCGAACTATCCAATAAGACATTCTTATATTGATTATAAGTTGCTTTTGTTGGAGAGGTTGAATCATCATTTTGTGTTATAGTAGGTGCACCGAATCCATTAACATCACCATATGCAATTGAGAACTGAACTTCTCCAGAACCCGTTGCTGCCGTATTATAAACATCTAAATAGTATCTACCACTTGTAGATGCAACTTGTGCAGATGAAGTATAGTTTGATGCAACATTAAAAGAACCCGTATCACCACTCCATATTCCAGAAGTTACAATTTCAGTTCTATTTGTTACCTTATCGATTGTTCCAAATTTTTTATAAATACCATTTGAAATAGTATTAATGTCGGAACTGATTTGTTCACCCGTTCCTAAAAATTGGTTTACGATTCTAACTAATTCGTTAGTATCTACTGGAGTGCCTGCGGTGTTTGCTGCACCTGCTAAGTATTGTGATAAATTACTTGCTAAAAGGCTTCCTCTATTGTCTCTAATTAATGCCATAGTTTTTTATTATTGAACGTAAGTTACTGTGATTGGAATAGTTTGAGAACCACCTGTCTCATTACCATAAACTGTTAATGTTGTTCTAATTGTTGATGTTAATGATGGATTTGGAATAAATTTAAATGAAATTCCTTTTGCTACCACCGCTGTTGCTGATACATCATCACCAATAAACATAGGAACCGAACCAATGTCAGATGTTACTCCTTCACCGATAATATCACCTGCGTTTTTATTAGATAATACAATGGTATATCCCATACTTCTATTTCCAGCTGGGGATGTCGTTGGTGATAATGCAACTTCACCACTTTTTTGATTAACCGAAATATTAGGAACACCAAATTCTACCACAGGAATACGAGTTGTATTCTTAGGAAGTGTTACTAATTTATATTTCATTACTTGTGTTTCATCAGGATTGGCTTCTAATACAGGCATGTTCTTAATTGCTGCATCATAGTATGCCGAACCTAATGGATGTGCTGGCTCATATAAAGAGTAATCAATCTCATCATCTGCTAATGCAAATTGAGTAATGTTTAATCCTTGGCCTGCAGCTAACTTTTCTCTACCTTTTTTGGTAAGAATTGCATCTACTGTTAATTCTGTGTTACTTAAATATCCCATAGTGTTGTATTATCGTTTGATATAAATATAATTATTTTTTAAATTTAGTTATTCTACTTCTAAAATTGGTTCTGCTGTATTTCTACCTGCTTTATTTACAGTTAATGTATTTGGATTAGATATAAATGTTTCAATTGGAGAACTTCCGTCTAAAGTAGTTGCTGCTGTATTTTTTGAACCTCTAAAGAATGAATTTTCTAATCCTCTTGTCAAATCGGATGTATTTCTATAATGTGTTGGTAAATATCCGTTTACAGGTTGAACTGCAATTATATTACCATTTACAGTAGGAATTGTAGAACCACTAAATGGTTGAATATTTAATTTAGTTTCTGTGTATGTTTGAAATCCTGCAATATATCCACCACGTGGGTCACCCAAACCATTTGATGCAGTGACAGCAAATTTAGTTATTATTCTTTCTTTTTCTTCGGTTATTAATTGTACTCTAATTCTTTCCTTTACTCTCCTATTATCTTTGTCAAAATAAGTTCTAATTGTATTACCATTGTCTGCATAAATACCAAATCCAATAGTCTCATATGCTGTTTGGCCATATGTTTCAATACCCAAATTAATTTCTGTTGTAATAGTAGGTTCATCCAATCCCGCATCTATACTTACTTCTTTTTGATACGATTCCGCATTTGTAATAGTAGTGTCATTGTTGTTAATTAAACTATCGTATTGATATGAATCCGCAATTAAATTTTCAGAAAGATTTGCATCAACTATACTTTCATATTGATTATTTTCAGCAGTTAGGTTTTCCGATAGGTCTACATCTACAATGGTTTCATATTGACTAGTGTCGGCCGTCAATATGGTCGTATCATTATAATGTATTACTGTTTCTTTTTGATAATCATCTCCTGTTGGGTCTTTTTGTGCAATCTTACTTCTTTCTAAAATATGCGGTTCAATTAATAAACCAGTAGTTGCTTTAACTCTTG